ACTTTAAATCTTTAGAAAGAAAACTTCATAAAATGTTTAAAGATAAAAGAGTTCTTAAATATGAAGTTTTTAGGAATCTTAATAAAGATGATATAAAAGTAATTATGAAAGAATTAGGCAATAAAATTAATGTAGTTATATGATTTTATGAAAAAACCAAAGTTTCCATCAGATCCTTATATTGGTAGAATTTTTTTTGATGGTAAAAAAACTTATGAATATATAACTAACCCTTTTTATAAACAGATTCCAGGAGTTGAACCACAACCTTGCTGGATTGATATTTCACTAGAACTAAAATGAAAAAAGAACATTCTTCAGTTAAATTAAGAAAATTAAAAGAAATAAGACGTAAAAATTTAGAAAGAAACTTTTTAGATGTTCAACTAAGAGGTCAAGATCATTATGTTTTTATTAAAGAAAACGGTAAAGCCCAAGTAGTTTATGAAGAGGGTCGTTGGGTTAAAGAGCATATAAAAAATGCTGTTGTTAAATTTAATTATGAAATTGAAAAAATGATAAATTATTAATTCGTGATTTTACAGAAAAAGAAATTAATCAATACGAAAAAGCTTTTTTATAGGATTAATTTTTTTCTTTTCTTGTTTTTCTTCTGCTAAATTTTTCTTAACTAAAGCAGCTTCTAGTTCAATTAATCTTCCAAGCATTGAAGCTAAAAAAACATCTTGATCCATTTGATGTCTTACTAAGTGAGTGCAATATCTTTTGATATTGTCATGATCTTCACTTTGCATGATGTCTCTGCATCTCATTTCAACTGATAGTTGAAGTTCAGGAGGTGCTTCTTCAATCTCAATATTTAAGAATTTTCTCATTGTCTTACTGGAAATAATTGTTTTTCTAAAATATCTACAGCTCGATCATCGAGAGTATTTGTGGTCTGTTTACAAATTGCTCGTAAAAGGTCCACAACTAAACGTTTTACAGTTGTAGTTGTAAGAAAGGTCATTAGTATTGGTTTTAAGATTTTAATCATAAAAAATGTGTGTTACTTTCCAAACATAACAATATTTGCTAAATTTGCCATAAATAGAGTTTTTTATGGAAGAAGATAAAGAAGAAAAAGAAGGTACTGATTGGGCTGAAATTTTTGGTCATGCTGTAAGATTTATGATTTTATGCTGGTCTTTAGCAATGATGACTTTAGGCTACATGGATAAAATTCGTAATGATGGCGCATTTT